TGGGCCCTCCTGGCCGGCGTGGGCATCTGGAAGTCGCTCGATCCCGCGGCGAGCGTCTCGTGGACCGCGATGCTCGTCGGCGTCGCGCTCGAGAACGTCGCGAACGCGTCGGCCTGCTTGTTCAGTGTGCCGCCTACGCACTCCGACTCTTGCGCCCACTTTTCACGATACCGGACGGTCGATCCGTCGATGGTGCGGTTCACGTAGTAGTAAACGCGGTCCTCGCCGGCTCGCGGCAGGACGACGGCGTCCTCGACAGTGCCGTCGGTCTCTACCTCGACCCAACACGTCACGTTTTCCGCGCGGTCGCGAACCAGGACGGCAACCGTGCCGTCGTCACGGATGCAGTGCACGCGGAAGTCGGGACGTCGCTGCACGACGAGCTTGCGGATTCCCGCGGCGTTCAACTCAGGGGTGAGCACCGAGAGGTCGGTCGTGCTGAAGTCGTTGGCGTCTAGATCGAAAGCCGCCTCGAGCAGGCGGGCCCCGGATGGGTCGACGAGCATCGCGCGCGTCGCCGCGTTCTTCACGTTGAAGTTCGACGGGGTCAACGGCTCGTCGAAACTCGATGAGCGCGCCGCGAGAATCGCCTCGCTTTCCACGCGCACCGCCGGCACGTTGGCCGAGTTCGACGCCGTGCCGATCAGCAGGCGGCCCAGGCTCAGCGCCCAGTGGATGCTGTCTACTGGCCCCTCGCCGATGCTTCGCAGGATCGGCCCGGAGTCTCCCACCGTCTCGTCGTCGAAGTCTTCGTACCCGTCGCTGACAGAGCCGTCGATCTTGTCGCCGCCCATCCACCACAGCCGGCCCTCGTGCAGCGCGACCGCCGATGGCCAGCCGCGGTAGTCGCTCCACCGGCCTTCCGCCCAGTCAGAACTCGCCGTCGTCCCGCCGAGGTCGGTGAGCACCTGCGCGGACACACTGGTCGCACTGCTGTACGCAGTGATTCGCACGATCCCGGTGATGCTTCCCGCCCCATAGGTCAGCGAGACGTTCGCCGTACCGGATCCAAATTCGCCGGCCTTGATACCGATGCGGTAGTAGATGATCTCATTGTCGAGGGTGTCGTCAATCGTCGTCGTCGTGTTGGCGGTCCAGTCGTCATACTCCACCCAACTGCCGGGATCGCCCACGCTGTACTGCAGCGTGACCGTGCCCGTCCAGGTGCCGGTGATGGCCAACTGAAACGCGCGTTGCGCGTCGACGCCGACCACGCGGATCGGGTTGCTCCACTGGTCTTCACCGGTGATCGCCGCGGACACCTGCTGGCCGGTCGACGCGATACGAAACAGGGCGCCGACATGGCCTGAGCGGAATACCGCCTTGGACGCGGTGAGCGTGATGTCGCCGGAGATTGCCGACGGCGTCAGCGTGATCTGGCTGGTGTTCTGGCTGTTGAATGGCCCGTTTTCCGGCCGGTAGTACACGACTGACCACGAGCGCGTGGCACGGCGCTCGATCTTGCGGCGCTCGACACCGGCGCACGCCACGAAAACCACATCAGCGCTCTGCACATGGCGCACCAGGCTGATGTCGTCGGCATCCCATGGGGTCGGCAGTTCCATCACGCCGGCAGCCTCGACGGCCACGCTGTCGACGAGCGCCGCGGGGATCCTGCGGTTCATGAACCGGATGTGGAAGTTCCCGGTCGGCGTGAACGCCAGACTGTGAGTGCCCGTGCCCAGCGACGTCTCGCCGACGTAGTCGTCGTCGCCTGACGTCGACCCGACTCGCAGCGTCACGGGACCGCGCGCCACGACAATGCGCAGCGCGTGCTCAGTGTTCGCCTCGTTCACGGTGACCTGCTGGTCGCGTATCGCCGCGTTTGCTCCGGTGCCAACCAGGGACAGGTAGCCACCGGTCAGCCACGCCGACGTCGCGCCGGCCTCGTCGTTGTCTGTCCAGCCAGAAACGTCGGAATCGAATGTGCCGTTGGTCACCGCGGCCGTCACCGCAGGGCGGGTGATCAGCGTGTCATCGACGAGCACGCGCATGTAGTTTGCGGTGAGCTCGATCTCGGCGGTGTCCGTCGACGAGAACACGAACGGGATGCCCACGGCTGCGGCGTTGCTGCGCGTCGTGTTGATGTACTGCCAGCCGGGCCGCAGCATCATCGGGCCGAGAACCCGCGGCATCCAGTTGGTCATCTGGCGCGCGGCCACCCGCAGGCGCTCGATGTCCATGCGGGCGCCGGCCAGCGCCGACACAATGCCGCGATTGAACGCCCAGTGGGTTTGCGACTCGGTCGCCATCAGCCGATCAGCCGCGTCCTGCTGCCGCCGTCGCGGCGCGTCCCGCCGGAACGCGACCGCACCCAGAATCCGGCGGGCGAGAACTTCGTGCCCTCATCCATGGCGTCGGTTGTCTTCGCCGTGCTCAGCAGTCTCTTCACCTCGCCCGCAATGGCCTCCTTGTCGGAGCGCGACCCGGTGATGCGGCCGCACGCGGCCAGCGCCATGCTCGCCGCGACGTACTTCTCGAAGTTCGTCGGCCAGTCGCCGAGGTTCATGCCGTAGCTCGCGTCGTCGCTCACCCAGCGGACATAGATGGTTTCCAGGTTGCAGAACCAGTAGCCCGCCTCGTCGTTGAACTCGAGCAGCGGGTTGCTGAAGCTCTCGTCGCTGGCCAGCGCCACCGACCGCACCCAGTCCGTGGGCTTGTCGAATGCGTACTGGTAGCCGAAGTCCGGCTCGACGCTCGGCGATGCGTCGATCATCGCCGTGCGGATTGCGAAGTTCCAGAAGCCGGCCGACAGGCAGGCGCGCACCGTGCCGCCGTCCCACACGTCATCCATGACGCGGCGCGCCTCGCGGTTCTCGGTGAGCGACACGAGGCGCCGCTCATCGAGGAACTCGGTCAGCGCCTGGTTGTAGAGGCCGAGCTTCGTGGCCACGGATTACGCCGCGCGCCGGTTGGTAGCGATCCAGGTCACCGCCTCGTCGCGGGACTTCAGGCCCTCGACCATCGTGCGCTTGTCCGACTTGCGGACGACGCGCCAGTTGGTCGCCGGGGTGTGCGAAACGGAGTAGTCGCGCAGCAGTTCGGCCTCGCCAGACTGCACGGTCTGCAGCTTGCGATGGTTGATCTGCACGACGTTGGCGTCGGTCATGTTGGCCGACAGCACCAGCAGTTCGACGAAGTACCGGCCGTCTTCCGCGATGGCCTCGATGCGGTCCCAGGGCCGCAACTTGCCGGCGATGTGCGCCCAGAAGGCTGGCTTTGCGAGGTCCTCGGGTTCGATGCCCGTGGGAATCGTCGCGGTGTAGACCGTGCGAACGTGCTCGGCCGTGTTGAAGAATCGCGGGTGCAGGGCAGGAACGATACGGGCGGCCTGCTCGGCGCCCTTCGTCGAGGCCTGGGTGTCTGCTTCTGACATTGGTGCTTCCTTGGTAGTAGAAGCCGGGGCGGCAGGATTGCCGCCCCGGTTGGTCTCGCCTCAGTTCAGGCGATGTTGGTGCCGGTCGTCGACACGGTCGCCGCGCCGCCAGCCGTCACGGCGGTGACGCGGTGGATCGTGATCGTGTTGGGGCCGGTGTCCGTGTCTTCCACGGTCATGATGTCGCCGACCCGCATGCCGAGCGCGTGGCCGTTGGTGAAGTAGCCGGACGCGTCGACATCGGTGGCGACGTCCGTCGAGCGGTAGTGCCACCGCTGGCCAGCGCCAGTCAGCGGGCCACCGATCAGCACCGGGGGATTGCTGGTTGAGTAAGACATGGTCTGTTCCTTGTGTCAGTTGATCAGTGGTGCCGGTGCGATCAGGTCGACAGCACGCTGTCGTCGTGCACCATCTCGATGACGCCGGTGTTCTGCAGGAGCTTCGCGCCCATGTGACCGCTCGCGCGAGCCCACGAGTACGCCTGCTCCTCGTCGTAACCCACCGGGGTCTCGAGGCCATTGACGTCGACCGCGTGGCCGATGGCGCTGGAGTGGTACATGAAGCACGACGCCGTGCTCGTGCCCACGCCCGTCAGGTTGGGATGCGTGATCCACTTGACGTTGTTCCACCAGTAGAAGCCGGCCATGTCTTTCCACAGCGGGTTGCTGCCGTCGGTGGGTCGACGCGACACGTACTCAGCGCTGGAGAACTCCTTCAGCTGGATCAGCGTGCCCATGAAGGCGGGAGTCACCACCGCCCAGACGTTGCCGTCGAACGGCACGCCGGCGTTGCCGAGCTTCGTCATGGCGTTGGTCACCAGGCCCATGCTCGCCTGGACGCCGGTGGCGCCGTTGGCGGTCTGGATGGTGCCCGCGGCCAGCTGGGCGAGGATCTGCGAGTCGATCTTGCGGTTCAGCACGGCCATGGTCGTCAGCTGCATGAT